ATGGTGCAGCTCTTTTAGCGCCTTCTATACCGCCAACAATCGTGCCGCCACCAGCCAAGCCGATACCAGTTGATATAGCGCTTTGTAAATTATCAAATTCAGTTTTTCCAGTTCTAGGATCGGCAACATTAGATCTAATTTGTTTTTGCTGTTTTATATAATCTTCTGCTGCTGTATAACCACCAGCTTCATAAACAGTCAATAATCGTGGATCTAATGCTTTTTTAAGAAAATTGGTGATCCCTTTTTTTGTTGTTTGTTTTGCACCTTGCCTACCAAGGAAACCCCAACCTAGTGTGCTTAAACCAACATAAGTTGTTGGATCTGAAAACATACCAGCAAAAAATCTTTTTGTGCCATTCCAGGATATACCAAGTTTAGCATATTCTTCTTGCAATGCTAATGATGCTACTGCTAATTGTGGATTGTCTTTTGCTAACGTACCAAGCTTACTAAAATTTATAGCTGCTTTTGGTAGATTATATTCTAATGATCCCTGGTATTCTATACCCCATGCTGCATATTCTTCTGGTGTCTTTGGCGCTCTTTGCAATGCTGCTTTTTTACGCCTGGTCATAACACCAGATCTGTTTTTATCACCTATCATAGCATTATATAAAAGCTCACTAGCTTTCTGAAATCCAGGACTAGTAACTAATTCTGCATCTGTTAGATCTTTAGTTTCTGGTAAATCAGTGACATTATTATCTAAGACAAACTCACTATCGTATTGAACGCCTTGCTCATTACCAGCTTCTAAGAGCTGTGCATAATCACCATTAACTAATTCTGATCTTTGATTGCGCAAAGACCATCCTAATAACCATTCATTTTCCAAAAGAGTTTCCTTACTTTCTAGCGCCTAAAAGTTTGTAGTTTTCTTGAAATAGTTTAATAGTTTCAAATTCTATAGCTTTTTCTAAAGCTGTATAATTATCTCTATCTTCAACAATTTGCTGTCTAAGCTGATTCAGTTTTTCTTTAACTTCTTCTTCAGATTTATCCTTAAAATCAAAATTACCAAGTATATTTCTTGATTGTGAATTTAATGATAAAAATGTTTGCTTACTTTTAGATTGTCTTATTTGATTTACAACTTCATCATAAACATCTCTTACATTTCTTACTTTTCCATTAATATCTTTATCATCAATAAGTCTGTCAAATGTGTCTAGAGCATCAGCACCTAACATACTATCTCTTGTAGAATTGCTACCACGCCTACTTGTAGATCCAACATTTTCTTCTATCAAAGATCTCAAGCGTTTTATTTCTTTTGCCCTAGGTGTTTTTGCTTTTTGCTCTTCTGCAAAATCTTTTAGTGATATAAAATCATTAATAGATATAGGATTGCCTTTACCTATTTTTTTAGAGTATTTTTCAACAATTCCGTTTATTTGAAATTTATTTTCAGCATTATATATCTCGTTTCTGAAATCTAATACTGTACCTTGGTCACTACCAACTTCATCACCTTCAATTACACTTGTTCTTAAAATATTATATTGTGTTGTATCTAATCTATTATCGCCATACAGAGTTTCTATTTTTTGCAAAGTTACTGGTTCTTTTTTTTGTATTTTGACTAAAAATGTAGAAAAAGTTTTACGCTGTGATTTTTTTATAGCTTTGTCATTAATTTTAATTTGCTTTTCATTAGCTCTTGCAGCCTGGTTAGTTAAACGATTAGCAAGTGTATTGGCTTGTTTTTGTAATATTACTCTTTCGTTTTCTGATAAATCTGGATATTTTGTCTCATCAAATAAATTATTAGCTATTTGATTTGCTGCATTTGCATCTTGTCCATACGCAGCCGCAGATAATTCTTTATTAACAGTCAGCCTGGCTGCTTTACTTTTTGTTGTTAATGCTCTCTTTTCCGCTGCTTCTTTTGTAATAAGACCGCCACTTACCATATTAGCGTATAAACCATTTTCGCCATAGAGTTGGTCTGAAGCTTCGGCCAAGGCTGTGCCAGATGATGTAGATATTTTATCTATTAATAACTTTTCTTTTTTAAAAGCTTGCGCTTTTCCATGATCTATAATTTTTAATCTTGATACTTTATTAAAATCATTAAGTGCAATTAATCTCAAATCATTTAATTTTTCGTCAATAGATGTTTTTACAACTTTGTCTGTAATCTTGCTTGTTGCCCTAAGTGATATAGGCAACCATTTTCTATTAAAATAAGCGTTGGCTTCTTCTGTTGTTGTAAAATCTTTTGTTTGTGCTTCTCTTATAAGACTAGATGCTTTTTCCCTTATACCATTTTCTCTTTTGTTTATATCAGTAGTACGTTCCATCTTTAGCTGTGTTTCTAAGTAATCTAAAGATAATTTCATACCTAAATCACCAAGACCAGCCATAGCTCTTGATCCAGCTGATAACGCTCCAGGATTAGCTTGCACTGAAAAATTTATCGCACCAGTTTTGGAAGTCATCTTGCTTTGACTTCTGTAAGTAGGAACTCTCATTTACATAGTCGCATATTTATAGCCGCCAGATAACAAGCTACCCATAGCTTGGAATCTACCAGCTCTTGCAGCATTTCTGCCGTACATACGATTAAGGTTTGCTTGCATCCTTTGTTGAACTCCTTGCTCTTTTAATTCTTGTTTGCCAACTTTGGCATTATATCTCATAGTTGCGACTTCTTCGTCTGCTTGTTGAGCGTTTGCCAAGGCAATTTTTAGCGGTGTACCAGTATCAGCCATCCAGCCATTATATCTAAAAGCTTGCGATGTAGATGCTTGCAGATCATCAAAATCATTTCTAAATCTTTTTACATCGACTTCATTTTGTAAAATTAGCTGTTCTGCTGCCTGGTCATTCGCCTTGGCGTTTCTTTCATTTATTTGTGCATTATAATCGTAAGCTCGTTTTTGATCCTTACCAGCCTGGATAGCGCCTATTGCAGAAACTGCCGTTGAAGCAATTAGTAATGGTACTTCAAATCCACTCATTATTTTATCCTCGCCATTCTATAATAATCTTGTCCGTCTGGACCATATTTGTGCATGATGCCTTCATGCTCAAACCCTAAAAATTCAGCAAATCTTTTAGCTGTGGGCCAATCAGATCTAACCCCAGCTTGCACACGATTCAATGAATTATCATTAATAATTACATCAAAATTATCTTTTATCATTCTTATAATAGTCAGTTTTTTCTGTGGCATTTTACTTGATGCAACAAACCACGCTTCGCCTACACCTTTCCATAAAGGCTGCACACCACTACTAGCTATAAGATGACCATTTTCTACAGCAGTAAATGCCATACCAGGTACATCTAATGATTGTGCAAAATCACCAGCAACACCAAAAGATTTTCTTGCCAGGTTGTCCATATCACCAGCAAGCAGTTCATCTAAGTGTTCTGCCTTATAATTAATTAACCTCATTGATCGAATGTTTGCAGCCTTGGGAATATTGCTAATACAGTTAATGGCAATGGTTGATCTTGCCTTACAAAAACAAAACCATCATTATCATAACCACCTCTAAACTCGACTTCCTTATCTCCAGTAAACATTCCTAGAGCTTCCGACATATCATCCGCTGAAGATCTAAATGGTATAAGATCCAGTTCTGCTTCTGAGCTACCCACCTTAACTCCTACTGATTTATATAATCTCAGCGTAATATTATTTATTCTTTTGTTTTTGCCTTGTGATGTGCCTTCTGTTCCGCCAGCATCTATTCTCATAGTTTGCAATGTTGATTTATAATTAAATCCTATATGTGCTTTTTGCACTGATCTAGCCAGTGTAATACCGCCAGACGATACAGTTCTGTCTGGATGTGTTGCGCCATCACCTAGGACAACAATCTTTTCACCTTCTAAATGTGTTAAACCAGATATAGATGTTGCTGCTGTGCTATCATATGTAAGGCCGCAATCTACAAAGTAAGCATCTTTTATATCTGTACCAAACTCATAATTACTTAAATATTCTATATACCTTACAGTTGATCCATTCACAGTTCTCTTAACAATCATGTAAAGATCATCTTCATCAGCTGTGCCAGGTATTGTAGCGATAGATTCTACAACCGCATTACCTTGGTTTGTTGTTGTAAGCCTGGTCGGATCGCTAGTTTCTATTGTCGTATAGCCAGTTGTTTCTGGATCAGTTTCTGTTATTGTAATTACGTTTGCCGCTGGATTAGCCACAGTAAAATCTGAATGTGCATTTATCCTGGTAAATATATTATCTGCTGTTGTGTTGTTATCTGTATGCGGTCTAAAACCAAATGTTGTATCTGTAGGATCTGAAGCACCAGCAGCTTCACTTACAAATGTTATTGTTTCTCCATCTGTCTTAGTAATTTTTATTGTCGTGCCTACAGCTATATTTGCATAATCTGTAACTGTTATTGTAGCATCACCAAACCTACCGCCTAAAATATGTTCATGCCAGGCAACGACTTGTTCTTCTCGTCTATATGTCATACCAACAAGAAAACCATTAGTAAGCACACACCAAATCACATTGTCTGGCTCTTGTTGCCAGGCCATTTCAACAATACCAGTTTCAGTAATATGTTCTGCAAGTATCGTTAAATCTGGCGCATTATAACTATCGGTATCAAAGTTAAATACTAATTCTCGCAACTTTCTTAAAGCTCGTTGAACAAACAATGTTACTGGCCCTACATTTATAGGCTGTATATCTGCTGTTCCATAACTTGCTTGTCGTTTTATTTGTGCATTAGTCGGACTTAGTGGTTCAGCAGATCCACTAGCAGACACAGCAAATTCACCACCACTAGTACCAACAATCAAAACCCTGGATGATGCCAGGTATCTTATGACGTTTACTTGACTAGATCCAATCGTATAACTCAAAGCATCCGCAGCATTTGTGCCATCTGCAAAATCTTCAAAATCACCAGCTACAGAAAAGAAAACTGTTTGTGGCTGTGTTGTTGTTCCAGCAAACACTAAGCGTTCTTCATAAAAACTAACACACGCTGGAAAACCAGTTGTTTCAGAAAAAGCTCCTAAACTAAAATCATCGTCTGCTTCTAGCAATCCAGCAACAGTGATTGAAGCACCAGCAGCTTCATCAACAACATCTACTGAAGGTGCAAATAACATTGTATCGTCTGTTACCTGGACAAGTAATGCAGAACTATTATTATTATCAGTTTCTGTAGCGCCAGTAATGACAACCTTTTGCCCTACCTTAAAACCTTCTTTTACAAAGTTTGCATCACTATCAACTATTCTATCATTATGTTCTAAGCCAGTAGCGCTTGGATCACCTTCTGCAAAACTTAAAGTGCTTGCCGTCATACTTGGCATCAATTCAGTTCTACCAGCTGTATTTTCTTGCACTGATGCTGTTACATTTTGCGCATCTGTAAACGCTGTGATCTTTGCAAAACCATCATGTAATTTAACTAACCTTCCAACATCTGTTGAAGCAAATAAGTCTGCACTGGCTGTTATTGTTACACTTCCAGTTCTACCATTAGCCGTTAATGTTGTTGCTGTCGTATTAGGATCTTGCATAGGACCACGCCTAAAATCTACAGCTGTAAATGTCCAGGCTGTGTGGCTTGTCCTTGTTATCTTATAAACTGGATGTGATGGATGCACTAAGTACATAACATCTGCGCTTTGTGTAAACTTTATTTGTGCGACTTCAGCTGAAGTGTAAACAGTTGCTACTTCAACAGCTGATCCGCCACTTGTTACAGTTCCACCATCTTTGTGTATTCTAAAATATAAATTGCCAAACTCAAGTATGTAAGCTTGTTCAACATTAAACTCAAAAGGTATCAATCTTGTTGCATTAGCACTGGCTTTTACAGTGTTTACATAAATTGTTCCTGGCCTTCGGCTTGCGCCACCATGAGGATGCACTGTAAAATTTTGCATGGTTTTAGAACCATTAAAATACTTACTTATATCAGTGCGACCATCTAGCCTTGGCGATAGCTCACCAGCTGTAAAGTTATTTAAGGTTGGTGAAGCCTTGGCCATTACAACCTCGAATTAACAAATGTATTAGCAGCTAATACTTCACTATCAGTTATGCTTGCAGTGTTTATGGTGTTACCTTCTGTAGCATCCACAAACCTAGCTTCTCTAAGTTTGTTTCTATAAAGATCATACATTGTTGCCGTTAATGTAGTGCTGCCTATCAAAGCATAAGCTATATCAGCAGCTATAGCCGCTTCAATCGTGTTAATTAATAATTGATCGTATTCATTTGGATCTAATTTTCTTGCAACATAAACAAGATCTACTGAGCTTTCGTCAGTCAAAAGTTTACGCCCTTCAATTTCAAATTTTATTTCTGGATCTGAAAGTTTCAAAACTCGCAAACAAAATGGATCTGTCGGTAAAGTAAATTGTTTTGAATATGTAAAATTTGGTGCTTCAGAGTCAGCCGCTAAAGTCTGTCTTGCTATTAAACAGTTCCAAGGATGCGCTCTAAAAACACTATCCCTTACAGATTCATATCGCTGATTACATATTCTGCCAGCCTTACTATCTTCATTTAAAGCAAGGATAGTAGATGCGCCTATCATATTTAATGCTGAGTTACATATATCAACCGCAGAAGCCATTATTAATTCCTATAAAAAAGGACAGCGCATTGCTACGCTGTCCTGGTTGTTTAATTTATAACGTATTCAATAATGAATGACATTGTACCAGCAGTACCACCAGTTGCATTAAATGTAGCTGCAACGTAGTAATGACCGCCTGGATCTGAGGAATCACCAGCTATAGTGTAAACCTCTTGACCAGCAGTATTAATATCTGCCGCTTCAAATCTTACATCTGTCATAGCAGCTGCATCAGCAACGGAGCTTGCAAAGCAATCTTCGTCTTTAACAACACCAGCGCTAGTGTATAAACCTACATTAAAAGTACAGCTGCCACCTAAAGTGTCACTGCCTACCTTTAACGAGCTTATTCTAGCGTGAGTTGGTATTGGAGCTAACATAACAATATCATTGTCTGTGCTATCTCCAGCCGCTAATTCGATAGTGCCTTGAGCAATTCTAGTTGTTCCAGTTAACAAACCAGCATCACTCATTGTGTATGTAGCTTCAAAATTGGCTACGAGATCAGAATTTAATGTTGTCATTTTCTATCTCCCAATTAAGCTGATTCATCACAAAGGATAGAAACGACTTTTGCTTCTTCCATTCGTGTTGCACCAAAAGTTGAACAATAAAAGACTTGAGTTGAGTAGGACTTGTCTGCTCTCTCATCAATCTTCGCCATTACGTCTTTTCCAACAGCCATTTTGATTCCATCTTCAGCCCATGCAAAACAAGTTCTGATGCTGGAAGCTACACCTAGCCTAGTAGACATTATGAATTTAAAACCCATAAATGTATCGACTTCACCAGCAACAAGCGCTTTCACAGTATTAAAATCGCTTGATGTTATTTGTGTCGTACCAAGTAGTGCTTCAACTTGAGCTGGAGCTACCGCAATGTATCTTGGAATAGACGGATCAACAGAACCTTCATCCAAAATTTTCTTTGCATTGATTAGCTTTGCTATAGTTAAATCAGCTGATCCATGAGCAATAATATTACCAGCAAGCATTGAAGTATCAGTGCTTCCGCTTGATCCAGTTTTTGCTGTACCAGTTGCGGCAGTAATAATTGCATCATCCATTGATCTTCCCATTGCCGCAGCAGCTGCTTGAGCATAGGTTGATGTAGGATCAATTAACATTCTTATTTTGTCAGCATCATCGATAAGATCCGCCCACTCATAAGAATCCATAGTTACCATTCGTCTTGAATGAGGTGTATCAAGGATCTGTGTATCTTGATGCCTTGATGTTCTTTTGACCGCAGCGGTTGCACCTACCTGGTCAAAAAATGCTTTCTCACCAGTTACAGATTCCTCGGATACAGAACCACGGAGCAAAGAACCTCTTTGCTGCGATAATAACTGTACGTTAGAACTAAACTGATTAACGAAAGCGGTAGTGATTTGTGAAC